TTAACTTACTGATTTCAATAATGCCCTGGTGCTGCTTTGCAGGCTTTGGGGCATCTGTGGGGCAAAACTCGCAAGCCTCTGATTCAGCATCGCGATCTGCTCACTGCTGCTGTCAGCCATCCACGCCCCGTACACATTGAAGACCATCTGGGCGCTCGCATGGCCCATCTGGCTGGCAATGAAGCTGGGGTTAGCGCCAGCTGACAGCGACCAGCACGCATACGTGTGACGCGACTGATAAGCTTTCCTGTGCCTTATCCCTGCCCGCTTCTCCGCTGCGTCCCACAAGTCGCCTATCGAGTCGACTTTGTAGATGAACCCGACATGCTGACATCGTCTGACCAGTTGAGGGTTGAAGACAAATGTACAGTCGTGGATCTCCGTTCTGCCGTACTCGCGCAGCTGAACATCAATGTGATGCTGCTTTCCTGGCCTGGTCATTTCCGCCTGATTCCTCAGGACACTGATCGCGGGCTGGATTAGGTGTATGACCCTGTTTGTGCTCGCCTCAGTTTTCGGTAGAGTGAATTCGCCCAGTTTTGTATAATTACGCCTGATTGTTATTGTTCCAGCTTCAAGATCGATATCCTCCCAGGCCAGGGAGGTCAGCTCCCCGTGACGTACCCCTGTGTAAACTGCAAGTGACCACAGGTTTTTCGTCTGTTGATGCCGGCATGCATCGATCAGGCGAATAAATTCGTCACGAGTTAGCGGATCTGGCTCTGCCCTGGCTTTTTTAAGAGGCTTCATCCCCTCGAAGGGGTTTACCTCTACGTAACCGTGATCTGCTGCAAACTGAAACATTCCGGCAATGGTTGTCATGTAATAATTCACAGTGACAACACTTCGTCCCTTCGCCGGGGCCTTTCCCTTCACTGGCGTCTGGTGACCGGTCAGTAAATCTTTCCTGATATACAGCAGTTCCTCTTTGGTCACCGCCGACACCAGCCGATTACCCCCGATCCTGGGCACCACATTCCTTGCGACTGACTCATAACGGTTGAGTGCGTTCGCGCAGATTTCCATTCTCTTCAGATCCAGCCACTTTTCAGCAAGCTCTGACACTGTAATTTCTTTCTTACCCACCCCAAAAGTCTTGAGGTTAGGGGAATCCGGAAACTGTGCCGCGTACTCAAATGTGCCTGTGCGGATTGCAAAACATACTGACGTCCGCAGTTCCCCGGCGATCTTCCTGTTCTTAGCGGTGTCAGGGACACCGAGGCTTTCCCTGACACGCTTACCTTTGAAATTAAACCAGATGCGCAATGTGCCACCGTGGTTTTCGACGCCTGTTGGATATGTGACTTTATCCATTAACTCCTCCAGACGCCCAAGAGCGATATGAGATTACCTTTTTCATGGCATCAAATCACCCTGGCTGTTTGTTTTTCATCGAGTCCACCCATGCATCGACCGCTTTCCGGTTGTACATGCACTCGCTGGATGGTTTCGGGTTTCCGTCCGGTGAAACGTGCACGTATTCCCGCCCGACCATCCAGCACTCTTTTCTGGCCCGGAGGATGGTTCCGGGCTTGAGCCCGGTGACCGCGATCAGAACCTTTTCGCTTACCCAATCATTCGGGACCAGCAAAACGATATCGGCAGTATCACGCATTAGTACTCTCCATTTTTTTGTCGGCCAGGCGAACACAGCGTTCGAAGGGAGAGGGCGTGACTATGTTTTTCAATTCCTGAACGAGGTAATCGTTGCGCTGCTGGTGGAGCTGCAGCGTGCGCTCTTTCTCTTCCTGGCGAAGTATGGCCAGCCGCGCCGTGATAACCCGTCGCTTTGCTTTAATAACCCGCAGCGCGTTTTCAGCCTTTTTACGCCATGCACTCCAGTCGCTACTACTTTTAGAGTTGGCCAGCTGGTCCTCAATGCTGAGCTGTACTTCTTCAGCGAGGAACAGCTGCTGCAGGCAGTCGTTAATTGTCTTCAGGTTTTCAACCTTGATATGCGTTTTTTCCACCGTTAACCTCCGGTCATTTCGAAAAGCATATGAGTAATTTTCTTTAAGGTTCAGCCGGGCCCCGGCGTTCATTTTCGATCTTTCAATTTGCTGTATCGCTCATGGCTCATCACTTCCCAGTTCTGGCCCACGTCACGGGATAACAGCCGCCAGCGAAGATTTACCCTGAGGCTCAGATTTCCCGATCCGTGCATACGGCACGGGTGAATACGTCTGGCTCTATATCGCCTGAGCACCTGAACCGCCTGTGAATGCACCCATTCAGGAATGCGTACCGCTGTCAGGGCCATCGTCCTTTTCTCCCGCTGGTGGAATAACCGTGTAGCCGGCGCGTTCTGCCATCCATAAAAAGGTTTCCAGAGTGGCCGTTACTTCGCCTTTCTGGACTGGACGCGAATGAATGACTTTCCCGTTCTCGATGGTGAGCACCACGTCAATCGGGCCGTGCTCTACTGAATAATTAACATCAGCCATTTGATGTCTCCTGAATGCGCAGCTCCATATCACGAGCCATTTCAATGAACGTGTCCAAAGCGCAGATGTGTTCGTCGGGAGATAGCCGCCGATCACACTTCACCTGCCCGTTTTCGATGTAGAGAACGACGCGGCCAGTGAAGTCAGGCAGAACATGCAGATCGATATTCAGAACCGGGCGGCCACCCGGGTTAACGTTTTGCTGACTTAACATGCTGACCCTCCGCTACCGCTGATTTATGCTTTTTGGCAAAATCGACTAGTTCTGCAATGAGATCGTCGATTAATTCTTTGCCGCTTTCAGTCAGAAACTCACCGCGGCCGTTCACGTCTACGGCGCTGCTATAAATTCCCCTGACCGCCTTAATCCCTTCAATATTTCCGAACTCGCTCACGACCTGTTTTTCAAATCTGCTTAAAAGGTCATCGAGAAGAATCTCTGTTAATTCGATTGTTTTAATTTCGCCTTTGGGCTGATTAATAATGATGCAATTGCTACCTGTCTTTCGCAGGTGGCGAAGTAATGCAGCTTTAAGAATTCGACGACGATATGTTGCGATTAATTTATCCATCTAAATAATCCTTCTTTGCGCGTCTTCATTAGCCAGTACAATTTTCTCCTCTGTTTCGGTCCATGAATAAACAGAGCCAGCGAGGTCATATGCCAGACCTAATAGGCCATCGAGTTGGTAGCTATCAAAATCTTTGTGATGAGCGTGAATGGTTTGCATGAGAGCATTTAACTGTTCAGCTTTAACATTCACGTTTTGGATATCTTGTCGTTTCTGCATAGACACAATTTATCTCCCGTATGCTTTTTTTAAAAAAAGATTGGCGATGTGCCAATATCCAGCGCGGCACATTAATTGTGCTGTTTTATAAGCAACTTTATTAACCATAATAAAAACCCATTAAAAGGATGTAATATTCCCCAGCGATTAAGCTGTATTTATTTCCAGTTAAATTAAAGGGGTGGTTATTTGCTTTTGACTTTAACTGCCTGCTCTTCAATCAACCAGGCGCATACATCACCTGTGAGTCTGCGCAGTAGCGAGGCAATCGCTATCACTTCGGAATCAGCCACTCGGTCAGGATAAGACTCCATCATTAAGCAGATGATTTCCGCTTGATGCGCTCTCTCTGTTGCTTGTTCTAATGAAATTTCTTGTGCCATCTTTACCCTCTTTACCTTCTGCTAGGTGTTTGCAGATTTAGTAAGATAAATTTATCAAAATTGCGATTTTGCATTTATGCATTTGATAAATTTGAATAAATAATTTTCTACAGATGATAAAAAACCGCCATGTAGGCGGCTTTTTAAAGGAATACTTTAGTTTGTTTTTTAACCAAGGCGTGTGTAAGACATTTGCCATTTACCCACGACAAAACCCTGGATGTGGAAAAGTTCTTCATCTTCGGTTGTGACTTCCCAGCGGTCGTAAGAGGTATTGTCACTAATAACTATGAGTCTGTCTTTCAAAAGCTGTAAGCGCTTAATGTGAAGATTGTCGCCATAAACAAATGCGTATATGCCATCACTAACGAAGCGTTTCACTGTGACATCAAGAACGACAAGTTCACCGGGATATATACTTCCCAGCATACTGTCACCCATAGCCGTAGCGATCTTAAGGGATGACGCCTGGCGACCACCAAACATTCTTTTGGCTTCCTCAGGATCAAGTTCAATTGAGCGAATTACTTCAGGGTAATCGGAGTTTAACCTGCCGCCTCCACAGCTGAATTCAGTATCCAATATGTCTAACTTGAATACCTGATCATTGCTGTGATTATGAGCTGCAGATGCTGTCGTCTCGCTCTGAACTCTAAAGTTTTCCGGCATATCAACGGATTTAATCAGCATGAGTGGCTCTGGACTCAGGTCCCACTGTTGGACATCCATCCATCCATGCCTAAGGCCAAGATTGCTTTCAATCCTTCTGGCCATAACGTCACCGATATTTCTAATTTCACGCTCACTGGTCAACTGACTGAGCTGTGAAGGTGGAATACCAATCTCTTCCGCGAAGCCAGCTTTACCAGCCTTTGGCATACGGAATAAAAATTCTTCGAGTAGAGCCTGCAGGTTGCGGCGTCTGATTTCTTTAATGTCCATTTAGTAATCCTCTCATTTTTTATCATGGTGATAAATACCAAGAATGATAAATTAACTTGCTTGTTATTTATCGTAAAGATAAACTTTGATAAAAAGGAGCGAGTATGGAAAATCAACTTCTCACTTGGCGCAAGGCTTCCTCTAACGATGAGTGGGTCGAACTTGCTGGTAAGGCAGGTACTTCACCTGGTTACTTAAATCTCATCGCGTATGGCTACAGGAACGCTTCCCCTCGCTTGGCTATGGCTATCGAAGAGGCATCAAAATCCTTTTCCGATAAACTAGTTATAGCAAAAGAACGTCTGGTTTTCAGGAAAAAGGCAAGTGTCTGATCGTTTTCAGGTGCTTGAAAAGAGGGAAATGCCCTCGCTGTACAGCGATCCAGATAAAGACTGGATTCATCAGCAACTTTTATCCCTAACACCAGCAGTACGTCAAAAAGCCATTCAGCGATATGCAGCTGTGTATCAGGAAACGTTTGAAGCCGAGCCCGTTTCATACCGTAAGGAGAACCGGGCAAGGCATGAAGCAAACACACGGCTTCGCCTGTTCGTAAGGAATCACGGCAGGGCATTACAGGGGTATACCGCCGAACCGCCCCTGGCTGGAACGCAAGCGCGTTCTTGATTATTTCGGGTTTAAAGGTACCTGAACAGAAGCAGGCTTAAAGGTGCCTGTTTAGGTCGGCAACCAACTGACCCAAATCCTCATATGTACTAGGGAAGTAGTACGTTTTTATGGGGAAGAGGGAAAGGGGGGTAAGGGGGGATTGGGTGTAGGGGTAGGAATAGGGCCTTTTCCAACAGGAGAGATCCATAGGTTAGGTAGATCTCAGTCTTAAGGGCTGAACCAAGAAAAGCGGCCGTATCAGCAAGGTAGTACGAAAGTTGAAGGCGCAGAGAAACGAGGAAGGTTCTTCCTGGAAGAGTGAATTTCAGGGGAGCTGATTCAGAAGGGAGGCTGGCAACCTTTGGGGAGGCCGCCAGCTATGTGAGGGGAATCCATGAAAACCACATCACAAAATTATTATCTCATCACCGCGGGGGCAGCACAATGCAGCTGACGATCACACCGAATTTTGCACAGCAACGCGCTCTTAACATGTTGCGCCGGGACTGGAAGGCAAACGACGCCTTCATGGTGTACTCGCCAACCGGCAGCGGCAAAACGGGGCTGGCCGCTTTCATTGTCGCCGGGTTCGTCAGCCGCGGCATGCGCGTTCTGTTCTGCGCGCCATACACCATCCTGATCGGTCAGACGGCTAATCGCTTTGTTGAATATGGCCTGCCGGGTGATGAAATTGGCTATATCTGGGCGGATCATCCGAATTACGATCCGTCTCTGAAAATCCAGATTGCCAGCGCTGATACGCTTATTCGCCGCGTGTTCCCTGACAACATCGATCTGCTGATTATCGACGAAGCGCACCTGCGTAAAAAACGCATCCTGCAGGATATCGAACGACTGCGCGCCAAAGGTGTGAAAGTTATTGGCCTCTCAGGTACGCCGTTTTCACCGTTCCTGGGCAAATACTATGACCGTCTCATTAAACCGACCACCATCGGTGAGCTGATCCAGCGCGGCGACCTGAGCAATTACGAGTTCTACGCGCCCACTAAGCCGGATCTGAAAGGCGTCAAATCGGCCCCATCACTGGAGTTTGGCAGCGATTACAACGAGACGCAGCTGGCCGAGATTATGTGCGGCTCCACGCTGGTGGGCGATATCGTCCAGAACTGGCTGGAGCATGGCCGGGATCTGCCGACAATCGCGTTCTGCGTGAACGTAGCCCACGCCAATTACCTGACCATCCGGTTTAACCAGGCTGGTGTTAACGCCGAGGTTATGACCGCCGACACTCCTGTGGAGGATCGCCAGACCATCATTCATCGCTTTGAAGCCGGTGCTACCAAAATCATCGTCAGCGTGGGCGTCCTGGTGGCCGGGTTCGACAGCGACGTTCGCTGCATCATCTACGCCAGGCCAACCAAAAGCGAAATTCGCTGGCTACAGGCGCTGGGCCGCGGTCTGCGCACCGCACCGGGCAAAGAGTCCTGCCTCATCTTCGATCACAGCGGCACTGTACACCGCCTGGGTTATCCGGATTCCATCGAGTATGACGATCTGCCCGGCAAATCAGATGGTATGGAAGAAAGCGCGCGCCGCGCAGCTGAAGAACGCGAAGAGAAGCTGCCACACGAGTGCTCACAATGCCATTACATGAAACCAGCTGGCGTCTACGTCTGCCCGAAATGCGGTCACAAGCCGCTGGCCGGTGAAGACATTGATACAGACACCGGGCGCAAGCTCAAAAAGCTGGGCACTGAGCAGCGCCAGCCCACAAAAGCTGAGAAACAGGCCTGGTGGAGCCAGATTAAGTTTTACCAGCGTCAGCGCCAGTCGCTGGGCAAAAAGCCCGTAAGCGATGGTTGGTGCAAACACACTTTCCATGAGCGTTTCGGGGAGTGGCCAAACGGCCTGAGCGATTACCCGATGGACATCACGCCGACAGTTTCGAACTTCATCAGGCACAAACAGATCGCTTTTGCTAAGCAGCGCGAGAAGTCGCAGGCGCTGCAGGCGCAGCAAGAACGCCAGCCTAAACAGACAAGAATTCAGCTGGTGAGAAACCAGATGCAAGAAACCAAACAACAGTTAGGGAAACGAGCATGAAGACGGCGGAAGCAGCAAAGGGCCAGTGGGCCATGATTTTTGAGCACTACGGGCTGCCGCCGATCACTGGCAAAAATCACTTTAAAGGCAAATGCCCGCTATGTGACTCAATTGGTAAATTCCGTATCGATGACCGTGACGGTGCCGGCACCTGGATCTGTACCTGCGGCAGCGGCGATGGATTGAAACTGGTTACGCAAACCCAGGGCAAACCCTTCAATGAGATTTGCCGTGAAATTGATGAGCTGATCGGCAACACCTTCACTCGTTTGAAAATACCGGTCACCACCAGCGCCGGCAGTTTGCGTAAAAGGGTGCTCAGTAAATTTTCCAAACTGGCTCCGCTGCGTGGGACCACGGGTGCCGATTACCTCAATGCTCGCGGCATCTATAAGCTCCCGGCTGAAGCTATCCGTTTCAACGATAAACAGCGTCACGACGGCCGGGTGTTCCAGTCCCTCTACTCTCTGGCCACTGATGATAAAGGCGAGCTTTGCTATCTGCATCAGACGCTTCTGGACGGCTCAAAAAAGGCCGACATCGGCACCAGCGCAAAACGTCAGAAATCCCTGCAGGAGGACAATTATCTGGATCACGCCCGTTCAGTGGCGATCCGTATGTTCCCTGTTGCCAGCACGCTGGGCATCGCCGAAGGCATCGAAACAGCTTTGTCCGCGCACCAGCTCTACGGCGTGAATACCTGGGCAACCATGACCAGTGGGTTTATGAAGAAATTCCGGGTTCCGGCAGGCGTTAAGCATCTGATTATTTTTGCTGACCGTGACGAGAACAGCGCCACCGGGCTGGCGGCCGCATATGAATGTGCGCACGCGAACCTGCTGGCGAAAAATGACCTGCAGCGGGTGAGTGTCTAAAGACGTGGGAAATTATGTTGATCGGCGTTACCGCGAGCTGATGAGCCGTGATATGTCGCCGGGCGGCGCACTGTGGAATCTGGCAAAAGGAGGCCGATGATGGCACTTGAAACATTCAACTGGTACCCGCGCATCAATGCGGAGCAGGAGGTAAGTTTCCGCCGGCGAACCGCACAGTTCGGTGACGGGTACCAGCAGGTATCCGGGGACGGGATTAATCCCCGCTCGCAAAAGTGGAGTCTCCAGTTCACCGGTACCGAAGCGTATATCGGGGCGATTAAAGACTTTCTCGATCGCCACCAGGGCGTAAAGGCTTTTCAGTGGCACCCGCCGCTTGAGCCTCTGGGGCTATATCGTTGCGACACCTACACGCCGACTCCGCTCGGTGCCGGGCTCTTCAACCTTTCCGCAACGTTTGAACAGGCATTTAAACCATGAGCTTGAACGCAGATTATCAGAAGCTTGAATCCGGCAATGACGTGCGCCTGATCGAGGTGGACGGTTCTTCCTTTGGGCTTACCGAGATTCTTCGCTTTCACAACTACAATATCCCCCACACAGAATCGGAAATTATCGCCGCTGGTGGGGATGAGGCAAAGCTTCCGGCGAAACCTATATGGTGGCAGGGTAACGAATATTCCGCGTGGCCGTATCAGCTCGAAGGGCTGGAGAAATCAACCAGTGGAAGCAGTGCTACCCCTTCGCTGACGGTAGCGAATATCGACAGCTCAATATCAGCGCTGTGCCTGGCATATGACGATCTACTGCAGGCTAAGGTAAAGATTCACGACACCAAAGCGTCATATCTCAATGCTCGAAATTTTGCAGCCGGTAACCCTACGGCAGACCCGACGCAGGAAAAATTGCAGGTCTGGTATATCGACGCGAAAACGACAGAACTTACTGGTGAAAGTATCGAATTTGCGCTTTCCAGTCCGATGGATCTTCAGGGGCAAATGATCCCGACGCGCCAGCTCCATTCCCTGTGTACCTGGTGCATTCGTAACAAATACCGTACCGGTGATGGCTGCGATTACGCCGGCACGCGCTATTTCGACAAAAACAACAAACCGGTCAGCGATCCTTCTCTGGATGAATGCAACGGCACTCTGTCCGCCTGCAAGCTTCGGTTCGGGGAAAATAACGAACTTTCCTTCGGCGGGTTTCCGGGGACGTCATTGATCAGGAGTTAGCATGCGTAAAAAGATTGTCACGGCCATCATTGCGCACGCTGCGCAGGATTATCCGCGGGAGTGCTGCGGCGTGATAGCGCAGAAGAGCCGGGTAGAACGGTATTTTCCCTGCCGTAATCTGGCCCCGAACCCGGAGGACAACTTTGTTCTTTGCCCGGAAGACTATGCCGCCGCCGAAGAGTGGGGTCCGGTGACCGCCATCGTTCATAGCCACCCCGATGCAACCACCCAACCGAGCGAAACCGATAAAGCCCAGTGTGACCTAAGCGGTGTACCCTGGCACATCGTCAGCTGGCCGGAAGGTGACTTACGGACCATCATGCCTCGTGGAGAGATCCCACTCATTGAGCGGCCTTTCGTCCTGGGCGTGTACGATTGCTGGGGCCTGGTGATGAGTTTTTTCCGGCAGACGCACGGGATCGAGCTGCATGACTACCGGGTTGAATATCCCTGGTGGGAGGACGAGTACCCGGATAATTTCTATCAGGAATGCTGGTACGAGTGCGGCTTCCGTGAGTTCGACGGAGCACCGCAGCCTGGTGATATGGTGATCATGCAGGTTCAGGCTAATAAGTGGAATCATGCCGGTATTCTGCTGGAAGGCAATATGCTGCTGCACCATCTGTATGGACACCTGAGCCAGCGCGTTCCATATGGCGGCTACTGGCAGGAACGGACAATGAAGGTTCTGAGATATAAAACCTTGTGTTAATCTTTTTATAAAGGTAAACGAAGGGACTGGAACATGAAAAGAACCATTATCGCCCTACTGGCAGTATGCCTAAGTGGCTGTAGCGCCTCTTCCTTAGAGAAGGATGAACCTATTTATTATGGGCACTCTTCAAAGGATGCAAAACAACTGAATAGATGTTTGGCTCCTAAATGGCAGGAATTGCATCCTCAAGCAACCAGTATTGAAACAGAAACGGGCTATAGGATTTCTGCAGCAGATGATCTGTTTGGTACGTTATCTATGGCTAATATCAGTGACAATGCTTCTGGAGGTGCGGACGTGAAAGTATATGCTGTCAGTAAAGGCATTGGCGACCCTTGGGGGAAGGCTGCTCGATCTTGTCTATAACACGTTTTTGAAAAGCCACCTTCGGGTGGTTTTTTATTGGAGTTAATATGCAAGAAGTAATGACCGAAATAGAATTAGGCGGAGTCTTAGGCAAGACGTTTGGGAAAAAACACAAGCGACTTATTACGACAACTGCCGAAGCGATAAATGCTCTTAGTAGAACTCTTGATGGGTTTGAAAAATATTTGAATACAAGCAAATCGCGAGGATTAACTTATGCCGTATTTCGCGGGAAAAAGAATATTGGTCAAGATGATTTGGGTTTTCCTGTAACTGGAGAAGTGATTCGCATTGTTCCTGTGGTGATCGGAAGTAAGAAAGCAGGACTTTTGCAAACTGTGTTAGGTGCTGTATTGGTTGTTGTTGGAGCGTTAGGGGCAACAATCGGTCAAGCATGGGGAGGTGCTGCGTGGGGGCCTGCGGCTATGAAAATAGGTGCGGCGCTGGCCTTAGGTGGTGTTGTCCAAATGCTATCTCCACAGCCTACAGGTTTAGCCAGTAAACAGGATGCCGATAACCGGGCCTCTTATGCATTCGGCGGAGTAACGAACACCGCCGCTCAGGGATATCCGGTGCCGCTGCTATACGGCCTCCGACGTATTGGTGGAGCGATTATCTCCGCAGGAATTTACGTCGAAGATCAGCAGTGATCTTATAAAAATGGAAATAACTAATGGAATTTTGTAATCTTCATAAACACACATAAGGTAAGAGGTTACAATGTCTTTGCAATTAAGAATGAAACTAACTGACTTAGAACAAGAAGAGACTCGATTTGTAGAGAGCAGGGTAGTGTTTTGGCAACCAAAAAAACTGGAAGTTATTGGAAACATTAAGGATGAATTAAAGGCATATTTGGAAGCTCAGGGACTTCAACTCGAATTTAAAGATAAAGTCATCAACGGTATTTATAACGGTCAGAACTTCATAAGTGTCAACCTGAAAGACTTCGCACCCGTAGATTATGGGCCAGATGGGGTTATCTTCATTACCTACAATAACAAGAAATATTCTGTTGTTTTACGTCTTGACCGCCCTGATAACGGCCCATCTATTAGGTCATTTGCTGGAACAGAGAGAGATATCCTCGAGCAAAAAATAAAATACTACGAAGATAATCTTCTACCTAAACTCCGGCAAGATGCAATGAAACAATTGCCGGGAACGTATACACTGCTCGTTAGTCAGGACGGAAAGGGTCAACCAGAAAAATATAATAGTATTGACTCACTACTTAAGTCTTTTCTCGACTAGCGTTACATAAATAACTAAGCCGCGATAGCGGCTTTTTTTATGGGCGAGATATGGGAAAATTAATGTCGATTAAAGGCCGAAAGGGCGGCAGTTCAAGTTCACGAACTCCGACCGAACAGCCTGATGATCTCCAGTCTGTAGCGAAGGCAAAAATCCTGATAGCGCTGGGAGAGGGGGAGTTTTCCGGCCAGCTCACCGGCAAAAATATTTATCTTGATGGCACGGCGCTTGAGAACGCAGACGGCTCGCAAAACTTCAGCGGCGTGACGTGGGAGTTTCGTCCTGGTACCCAGGCGCAAAAATACATTCAGGGTATCCCTAGAACTGAAAACGAAATCAGTGTGGGGACAGAAGTATCAAACGCCACCGCCTGGACGCGCACGTTTACCAATACCCAGCTCTCAGCGGTACGTCTGCGCCTGAAATGGCCCTCGCTGTTCAAACAGGAGAACGACGGCGATCTGGTCGGGTACTCGATTAACTACGCGATTGACCTGCAGACCGACGGCGGCGCATGGCAGACGGTGCTGAATACCAGCGTGACCGGGAAAACTACATCCGGTTATGAGCGCAGTCACCGTATCGATCTCCCGCAGGCGGGCAAAACATGGACTATTCGCCTGCGCAAACTTACCGCGGATGCTAACAGCGCAAAGATTGGCGACACGATGACGCTGCAGAGCTTCACCGAGGTGATTGACGCCAAACTGCGTTATCCGAACACCGCGCTGCTGTACATCGAATTCGACTCAAGCCAGTTCAACGGCTCTATCCCGCAAATCTCCTGCGAGCCGCGCGGCCGCGTGATCCGCGTGCCTGACACTTACAACCCCGAAACCCGCACCTATACCGGCACCTGGACCGGTGCGTTTAAGTGGGCGTGGACTGACAACCCGGCGTGGGTTTTTTACGACCTGGTGGTTTCCGACCGGTTCGGCCTGGGTCACCGTCTCACCGCGGCGAACATCGACAAATGGACGCTGTACCAGGTGGCCCAGTATTGCGATCAGCTGGTGCCAGACGGTAAGGGCGGCAGCGGAACAGAGCCGCGCTACATCTGCAACGTGTACATCCAGGACCGGAACGACGCCTACACCGTTCTCCGGGATTTTGCGGCCATCTTCCGGGGCATGACTTACTGGGGTGGCGATCAGATTGTCGCCCTGGCGGATATGCCGCGGGATGTGGATTACAGCTACACCCGCGCTAACGTAGTTGATGGCCGCTTCACCTACTCCAGCAGTACGACCAAAACGCGCTATACCACAGCGCTGGTCTCCTGGTCCGATCCCTCTAACGCCTATGCTGATGCTATGGAGCCGGTATTTGAGCAGGCCCTGGTGGCGCGCTACGGTTTTAACCAGCTGGAAATGACGGCTATTGGCTGTACCCGCCAGTCTGAGGCGAACCGCAAAGGCCGCTGGGGCATTCTTACCAACAACAAGGATCGAGTCGTATCGTTTGATGTTGGTCTGGATGGCAACATACCGCAGCCCGGGTACATCATCGCCGTAGCTGATGAAATGCTGTCCGGTAAGGTTACAGGCGGGCGCATCAGTGTAGTGAATGGCCGGGTGATTACCCTGGATCGTGCTACGGATGCGAAGGCAGGTCACCGCCTTATTATCAACCTTCCGTCCGGTGCATCTCAGGCCCGTACAATCCAGGCTGTGAACGGAAAAGCAGTAACGGTCAGCACTGCCTACAGCGAAACACCGCAGGCGGAAAGTGTCTGGGTGGCGGAATCCGATGAGCTGTACGCCCAGCAGTACCGGGTGATCAGCATCAGCGACAATAACGACGGAACGTTTACTGTAACCGGCGCGGCTCACGATCCGGATAAGTATGCCCGCATCGATACTGGTGCCATCATTGACCAGCGTCCGGTAAGCGTGATCCCTCCCGGCAATCAGTTTGCGCCGGTAAATATAATTATCAGCTCCTACTCGATGGTGAATCAGGGCATCAGCATCGAAACCATGCGCGCCAGCTGGGACCCGGCCCCGAACGCGATCGCCTACGAGGCTCAGTGGCGCCGCAATGACGGAAACTGGGTAAATGTACCGCGCAGCTCTACCACTTCGTTTGAGGTGGCGGCCATTTATGCCGGTCGCTATCTTGTGCGCATTCGTGCCATCAATGCTGCAGAGATTTCCTCCAGCTGGGCCACATCGCTGGAAGTTACGTTAACAGGGAAAACGGGGGCACCGCCGGTACCCATTAACTTTCGGACCACGCCTTTACTCTGGGGCGTTCAGCTGGACTGGGATTTTCCTGCAAATACAGCGGATACCCTGCAGACCGAGATTCAGTATTCCACGGATGCTGCCGGCACGAATGCGATGTTGCTTACGGATGTGCCGTATCCGCAGCACATGTATCAGCAGCTGGGATTGAAAGCCGGGGTGGGGTTCTGGTACCGCGCGCGGCTTATCGACCGTACCGGTAACCAGTCGGCCTGGACTGACTTCATTCAGGGCAGCAGCAGCTCGGATGCCGCGGATTACCTGGTGGATATCGATAACCAGATCAAACAGACCGACGCCTACAAAGACCTGGTTTCGGAAATCACTGATCTGGGTGACGATATCCAGTCGGCGCGCGACGACATCAGCACAGTCACAACAGAGTCGGCGGCGAACAAAGCGGGCCTGGCGAAGGAGATCACGGACCGTAAGAAAGCCATCACCGACGAGGCAGCGGCCCGCGGCCAGGCACTGCTGACCGAGAAGAACGAGCGCGTCGCGGATATCAGCAACGTCAACCAGACGATTCAGACCACCACCGAATCGCTGGCGCAGCAGATTGCGCAGGTGTCGGCGGGGACCGGTTCTCAGTTCGATCCGGCCAAAATCTGGTACTTCGATTCGACTGCGGAGGGCTGGTCCGGTAACGGCACGCCGACCATTGTTAACGGCTGGCTCCGTCCTGCCAACCACGCATCGGACCCGTACGTTGCTTCTCCTGCGACGCTGGGCATAACAGCAGCTGCGTATCGCTTCCTGAAGCTGCGCATCAGGAAAGTGGGAGCGCCTGCATGGGCGGGGGAAATCCGCTGGCGCAATGCGGCCAGTTTCAACGAAACCAACCGCTTCGTGGTGGCCGAACCGGCGTATAACGCCGACGGCGTTGCAACGCTGGAATGCGACGATATCCCCTGGCTGGCCGAGACGACGATTAACCAGATTCGGCTGGACCTTTCCAGCAAACAGGACGCGACGAACTACTTCCTGATTGACTGGGTGGCGATCGGGCGGCCAACGCCGGGCGCCGGGATGGCCGCCCTGCAGCAGGAAACGACAGCCCGTGTTACCGGCGACCAGGCGGAAGCCACGGCGCGCGAGACGCTGGCGACGCAGATCCGGGGCGGTTATACCGGTGACGACCCGTCAAAACTGGCCTCGGGCCTGCTGTATACCGAACGCCAGGCGCGCATCACGGCGCAGGAAGCGGAGGTGACAGAGCGGAAGAAGCTGGAATCGACCGTTAACGCTAACCAGGCTTCCGTTACTCAGGAGCTGGCGACGCTGACGAATGAGCAGGAGGCTCAGGCCACCACGCTTTCAGGCCTGCAGTCCACCGTTGGCAAAAATAGCGGTGACATTACACGCATCGATAAAGCGGTCGCGGATAACAACAAGGCGCAGACCACCGCGCTGGCTGCGGTTAAGGCCACGACCGACCAGAACACTTCGGACATCAGCACGGAAACCACTGCACGTACGAATGCTGACAGCGCACTCGGCCGCCGCATCGATACGCTGAAAGTGGATGTGGACGGCAACACGGCCAGCCGGGACGCCGGTATTGTCGGTAACGTCACCAATGCGCTCGCCAGCTTCACCGCGTTCTCTGAACAGCGCGTGACGTATGCTGTTGGCGAAACGAAAACGATGGCTGAAATCATCGAAAGCCGGAAGACCGCCGCGGATGCCACGAGTGCCGTGGCGGAGCAGGTCACCACGCTTAAGGCGACGGTTGAGCAAAACGGTCAGACCAACGCGGCAGCCATTACGCGCATTGATGAAGCGGTCGCGGATCTGGAAAGTGCTACCGCGATCAGCATTCAGGGGGTTAAAGCTGAGATTGGCGATACCAACTCCGCAGTCCAGACAACCAGCGAAGCTGTTGCTGACATCAACGGAAAGCTGAGCGCGCAGTGGGGCGTTAAGGTTCAGGTGGAAGCGAACGGGGTTAAACGTATCGCGGGTATTCAGCTGGGCATTGATGCAACCGGGTCCTCAAACTTCCTGATTTCTGCCGATACGTTTGCGGTTTATAACCCGACGACAAAAGGACAGGAGCTGGTGTTTGCCGCCACCGGCGGGCAGATGTTCATGCGATCGGTGTTCATTCAGGATGGTTCCATCGACAACGGCAAGATCGGCAATTACCTCCAGTCCAGCAACTGGGACGGGACCGGTAATGTTGGCTGGCATATCAATAAATCCGGGTATGCCACGTTTAACGGCGTGACGGTCAGGGGGACGATATACGCAACCAGTGGGGAATTCAGAGGGACAGTTTACGCGACGGATGGAGACTTCAAAGGCACAGTTTACGCGAACAAAATCATAGGGGACGTGGTTAATATGTTCTCCTTCCCTGGTGGAAGGTTTCAGGGAGACCCGGGTAAACAAAAAGACTTCTTTCGACAGGTTACCTGGGCGGGGGGTGTCCCGTATGACGTCACTATCGCTGTTCCGACATTTGTCGTATGGAATGAAAGTGAAGCTTATAATGGTGCTCTGGAAGCATATATCAATATAAACGGGAGAGATATTACAGTAGTGTCTCTTGGCTTTAAGCTATCGTATAACGACACCAATAGCGTCAGTCGTCAGGTTAACAGTTATGTACCCGTTACAGGTAGTCTGGATATTCCCGCAAACTCAGGCCCTGTGACTATACGTATTGGCCTTAGAGGGATTACCAGTGGGAGTACTCATATGGATATGCAGCCATCAATGGCGTTAATTACCAAAAGAAATTCCCCTAACTTCTCCGGTTATTCAGGTAATTAATTCCAGCGAGGTGGATGCTGGCGATTTGGCTTTAACGGGCTGGAAATAAAACCCGATGTAAGTATTTCGGCTCCGCACTTGTTGTTTCTTCTGAATTCAATAATCACACCCTTATAACCCAGCTCCGGCTGGGTTTTTCATTTTAAGGACATCACGAATGGCCACACTTGATGACGATTTAGCGAACGCCGTCACGGAAGGTTTTCGCCTGGCGCAAAGCAGTATTATCAACCAGGACCTGATTTTATCGGGCACTGGTGACGTCACCGTTACTCTGGCAAATGGTTCGAAAAAAACGGGCCCCAGCTGGTCGAAGCTGATCACCGCCGCGAACGCAGCAGGGACCAGCGCGACCGCTGCCAAAACCAGTGAGACGAATGCACTGGCTTCCAAAAACGCCGCAGCAACCAGCGCAACGAACGCGGCAACGTCAGAGGGGAATGCCCTCGCTTCGAAGAACGCTGCGAAGACCTCAGAAACCAATGCGAAAACATCTGAGACGAATGCCAGGACGTCAGAGTACAACGCAGGGGCCAGCGCCAGTAGTGCCGCAGCATCGCTGGCCGCCGCGCAGCAGCTGACGTCTGTACCCTATGAGGCAGCGCCGTTCCCTGACGTGTGGGCACCGCTCAACGACGATCTGCGCCTGCTCGCCGGATTCGCGCCCTATGACACGCTGACTATTTCCGGGCAGGTGCTGGAACTGCCGTCTAAATCTCTGACATTTTCCCGGGCATCCACTGCGACTTACATAGATAAATCTGGAGTGCTGCGTACAGCAGCTATTAATGAACCACGCTTCGAAAAAGAAGGTTTTTTAATAGAAGAACAAAGTACAAACTTTCTTAAGAGGTCGTCACCAACGGAATATGGTCCTTCCATTATGCGATACGGGGCTGGCGTATCTGTTGTTTTTAAGCCAGATGGTGGCGTGGAAATCACTAAAACAGGTACAACAAGCGTATGGTTTGAGCAACATACTGGTGCCGCTACATATGAAGCGGCGAACCCTGTATCCATATCATGTGATTTGGTTGTTGAAGCTGGTGATGATGTTGCGATCGCAATAATTCGCAACACGTCATCAGAAGGTGATACCACTGCGGGGGTAACTACTGCTGTAGCAGGTCGCAATACTTTGTCTGTTACGACAGCAGGTACAACTGGCTTATATCGAATGGCTTTACGTATTCAATTCGGTGCCAGTGTACCTGTAGGTCATAAAGTAACACTTGATCGTATGCAATTAGAAGCATCTTTAACAGCAACTTCCTATATACCTACTAATGGAAACACAGCAACACGTGCTGCTGATGATTGCACTTTGCAACGCTCTGGTAATGATAACTACTTTGGACCTGTTACTTTTGCCATGGAGGTTCACTGTAACGGGCAAACGGTGGCGAGCAACGGCGCGAACAATCGCAGGGGTATCATTAGCTACTATCCCTCGTCCACAGAGTGGGTTTTCGCGGCGCTTAATTCCTCTCCCGGGTTATCAGGAAGGCCCATGTTTTGTTATGCAAGCCCCGCGCTGGTAGGGGGAGCGACGGCAATAGATGATGGGAAAATTCATAATATGGTGTTCGTCTCTGACACTATAAATAAGAAGATATTCACAGACGGAGCGGTTATCACCTCGGACATAATAACCAGACCGACGCCAGGAAATGTAGGCGTATCTAACAACACGATTTATATCGGTCGAGGTGCAGGGTCGGCTACCCCTGGCGTGCGAATGCTCAATGGCCACATCCGTAATCTGCGTATCTGGCACCGCGCACTCACTGACAATCAAATAAAAGGACTCCGCTAATGAGAGACTTATATCTGCGCTTTTCTGACGCCGATGAAATGCGTAGGCAGTTAATCGCGGCGGGATTTATTGATGATGAACAGCAGGGGTATTTATACCACCCGGATATCAGCCTGGATATCATCGGCGTTATTACCATCATCAGCGATATCGAAAATCCGGGGCAGGAAAACGAGTTAATAAAATATTCCGAGGAACCCGGTTACCACGCCAATATCCGGGTAATGAATGACGGGTTTGATTTATCACCGCTGGATGAATTCATCGTGACTCCAAAAACGCCTGCTCGCGTCTGGGCATAAGGAAATTACATGTCAAACAGAATTGATAGCATAACCATTAAGGCAGCGGACGTTTCTGGTTTAGGGAACAGCGCCACCAGAGACGTCGGGACAACTTCAGGGAAGGTGGCCGCAGGTGACGATTCGCGGCTAAATACGATCGACGGTAAAACAGGCGGTAAAGTAAAAGGTGATTACATTGTGCTCGATAATACCTACGGGCATACGACGCAACTAATGACGTACAATCCTGGCTCTGCTGGAACTCATTTCGGCGGGATGGTGATGAAGAGGCCGAATTCGCAGGGTTACGTGCTAAGTCAATACTCTACATCAGATTATGAGGTTGCCTCCGTAACCATTGGCATTGATGGCCCTGGCGGAAGCGTCTCCTGGGCGTTCAACCGGAATGGTCAGGCCGTGGGTAACTGGCAACCAGCATCCGATCGTCGAATTAAAGACAATATCAAACGTATCGCCGATCCGTTAGCTGCAATGCGCTCCATATCAGGTTGCGAATGGGACCGCCTGGATAACGGGTTGCACGGCTATGGGTTCATTGCTCAGGAAGTTGAGGTCATGTTTCCACAAGCCGTAACGGTGGCGGGTGATATTAAGCTGAACGATGACTCTGTTGTTGAGGACGCGAAAACGGTCGACACGTTCGGCCTGTCAGCTGCGCTTCACCATGAAGCGATTCTTGCTCTTATGGACACTGTCGATAACCTCACGGCGATGGTCACGCAGCTGCGGGCTGAGGTTCAGGCGCTGAAAGCGTAACGGCACCAGGATGTTCAGCGGTAATTATCAATAGGCACAGCCTCCTTGCCCTGGCCCTCTCTTAAAACTACTGTATAAATACACAGTGATAATAATTGAGAGGTCACCATGCCCCGCCGTTCCGACATTCACGCCGCATTTGTGGCCGCAATACAGCAAAACCCAAAAGGATCTCGGGTAATTTACGCCGCGCACTCGTTAATGCGCGGCGCTTTTTAAGTTAAATATCAAAACCGGAAGTATCGTTAATTTTCTTGTTTATAATCGACAATAAAAATATTGTAAATTGTTGAGTTGTCATTTCATTGTTTTTTATTTCTTTAAGGGAAATAACATTAGGCATACTTTTAAATGGTTTTTTGTCATCCATAGTAACTACATAAGCATTGAATCTGTTTGCGAATGCTAATATGGTTTTATCCGCAAATTCCTGAGGAAATGGTACATTCCTTTTAATTTCTTTATGTTCGGAACCTATGAATTCCATATCGCTTTCATCAGCCATGAAGCCTTGCCCAAATCCAGAACTGGCTGGTTGATCTGCGAAACCAAAATGTGATGGGGAATAATAGTCCATTGCTTCTAATTGCTCATCTTTATATTTTTTTACTTCAGGTGGAGTATTAACGTGGTCATGCTCAACACCTACCACCTTAGGATATATCGGTTTGAAATGTTCGGAAAAATACGAATTGTGTAATTGTATATTCCATTTGTTTAAAAGGTCCCACACGTTATTATCGAAAATGATATTTATTCTATGCAGGTGTTTATTCATATAAACCTCTTATGAAGTACATGTATCGATGAGGAGAGGGGAAGCCAACGCATGGCCATTCTTTACACCAAGCAGAACTTGCTTATATGATTTTACCAAGAGAGAGGTATTTATACTACTGTAGCACCCTAAGAAATTTGTCAATGCTAAATATGCATTCCTTTCAAGACGCGAAGCGAACTAAAAAGATGACTGGATCTCTCCAGTACTTAATACGTCACTCTGAACTCATCCACATATCAGCTTCTTCAAACATCTCCTCCAGCATGCGGTTCAGCTTTTCCCGTTCACTTTTGCTGGCATCGCTGTTCAAGCCGTTCGCCTGCATCGGCTTAACCTTCACCTCTGCAGCGGGAAAGATCCGGTGCACCCGCTTTGTTAACTCATTCAGAATTATTTCTCTGGCACCTGTTAATCCTTCAACATTCCGTTTGTCGTACACCAACTCAACGAACAT